CAGGGAACGGTCCGCCGCCGCTGCCGACAGTGATCGATACGGTGTCACCGGAAAGCGTTGAAACACCAATTGTAATACCGCCAGCAACAAGGGTAATACCTGTGGCGGGAGAGGTTTTAACACGGGTCACCTCTCCAACTGTGCCACCATCAACCGCTAAGGTTGCCCCACCGGCAAAACTTTTAACAATCAATTGATCTGTGGTGATACCAATGAGATTTGAACCAACATTCATCACACCGAATGTCACGCCGTCAGCACTGCCAATGGTGACGCCGTTCTTGATTTCAATCAGGCGATCAAGAGTACCATTGGTAATACCAACAAACCCGGCATCGATGCTACCAGTGATTGTGATTCCTTGACCTCCTGAGCCACCACCAACAGGTATTGTTGTCCAATTGTTGGGAAGAGCACCGATAACAACCGGTAGCCCGTTATTTCCTGTTACGGGGCTGTGTGCGTTATCACCACCGATATCTAATTTAACATATTGAACGTGACCTTCACCAGTGATGTAGTCAGTGGAAACAACTGGACCGCCTGATCCTAAATTCAGAGTAATATTGTCTGCTGCTGTTGACATTGGGTTCTCCTATACATACACTATGTATCGAGGTGATTATGTTTGAAGATCTAGAAAAGACCTTTTCGAAGAAAGTAGAAGATCGTGTCGCCAACTTTGGCGAGACATATATGGAAGCGATCAACCACTTGTGCGAGGACATGGAAATTGAACAAGAACTCGCTGCCAAGTATTTATCTCAACCAATCATTGAAAAGATTAAGGTTGAGGGGCAAAAGATCAATCTACTTCCAAGAGATCCACAACTATTCTCAGAAAGTGGTTGACACAACGTCGATACACACTACACTACAACAGTCGCAACACAGCAGACGAAACAAAACAGACGAAAACAAAGGAGATTTTATGTCGTTTGAACAACTCAAAAAGCGTAGTCAGAACAAGGACGCTCTCATCGAGAAGTTGTCCTCCCTTGATAACAAGGAAAAGAAGTCATACAAGGATGATCGTTTCTGGCGACCAACCGTCGATGACTCAGGCACTGCCTCAGCAGTGATTCGTTTCCTCCCCGAGTGTGAGGGTGAAGAGGACGCTGCCGTTCTCTACTACTCCCATGCGTTTCAGGGTCCGGGTGGTTGGTTCATTGAGAACTCACGAACCACCTTCGGAGAGAAGGATCCCGTTTCAGAGTACAACTCTCGTCTCTGGAACAGTGGCATTCAGTCCAACAAGGACATGGTGTCACAGAAGACGAAGCGTAAGAAGAACTTCGTCTCCAACATTCTCATCATCTCTGATCCTGCTTGTCCCGAGAACGAGGGCAAGGTCTTCCTCTTCCGTTATGGAATGAAGATCCATCAGAAGATCGTAGATGCGATGAAGCCAGAGTTTGCGGATGAGGATCCTGTGATCCCATTTGACTTCTGGCAAGGTGCTAACTTCCGTCTTCGTCAGCGAAAGGTTGCGGGCTACCCCAACTATGACAAGTCGGATTTCGATTCCGCCTCTGCACTTCTCGAAGGCGACGAGGAGAAGTTGAAGGAGATCTGGGGTCAGCAGTACCCACTCAGTGAGTTTGTCGATCCGGCAAACTACAAGTCCTATGATGAACTTAAGGTTCGTCTTGAGACAGTCCTCGGTGGCTCACAACCCACCACAACGGCGGAACACACCGCCCTTGATGAAAAGGTCGAGACTCGTCACGAAGAGACTCAGACCAGTGATTCGGCTCCGCAGCAAGGGGAGAGCGTTGAGCCTGACAAGGAAGAGGATGCACTTTCCTACTTCCAGAAGTTAGCCCAAGAGGACTAAATCCTCATTCGTGTCTGAGGTCAAAGACCCCCGCTTCGGCGGGGGTTTTTGTTTACCTATTTCTTCTACGCATAATCCCACTTATTGAAAGCACAGTCGGAAACATAATAAAGGCAAGTGCTGTTCCTGCATCGGGGACAATCGGGACTTGCTGTGTGTTCATCAAATCATATTCGAATGCTGGATCATTTGGATACCATGAGAGAAGGGGCTGTGCATAATCATTTGAAAACGGCGTAGAACTAAAATCATCGATCAACTCCGATAACGTTAGTGGGTCTTCTGTGATCGTTGGTGTAAACACATCTTCCCCACCCAGTAAACTCATGTACGGATCTTGGTATCCGTTCGTGGTTAGAGTAGATAGTCCTGCGAATAGGTCTGGTCCGAGGTTCAGGTCTGGGATGTCAAAGGCAGTCTTTGTGCTTTCGTCATCCTTTTCCTCATCTTTTTCATCCTCTTCACTTGGCTTGTTTTGATTCTCACTACCCGTATCGGTCTGGGCAATCATCACCGGGGGGCTGGGATTCATTGAAACAACATCCGTCACCTTGTTAAAGGTTTCAATGTAAGATGCAATTTTTTCGACGAATTCTTTACCCAGAACCGTGCCTGCTATGATGGCTACTGCCCCAACCTTCAGGAGTTTCTTCTGGAGAATCTCCTTGTTTTGTTCACAATCCTTCAGTGCGGATTTCTGTTGTGTTTCGGTTTTCTCTTTTAGGTTTTCAAGTTCACTTTTAACCTGCTCATAATCCCGACATCGTAAACAACCCTCAGAGAGTTGGTCATCTTTAGACATAACTCCTCCTACGTTGTCTCACTAATATCTAGGATTTATGTCGCTGGCATTGGTTGCATGACTCCGCCGCCAGCCGGTAGAATTGCCCCTCCACCCGCTGGATCGGTTGCCGGGGGTGGTGCAGCCTGTTGACCCGCCTGAGCGGACTCAGCAGACTTCGTAGTAGCCATAGTGTTCACCGCTTGGTTGGTACTCTCAGCGGCTGCTGCGTTCTGTGCGGTCGCCTCAGCGAGTTTGGCGAGAGACTCGTTGAACGGGGAGTCCTTTGCCTTAGCCAATTCATCGAACTTTGCCTGTGCTTCGTCGCTTAATCCCTCTTCTTGGATCAGTCTTTGTCTGTCGAGTTGAACCTGCTGACGAATCTCTTCTTCAGACTTGCCCTCTCTTCTCATATCCCTAATTGTTCTACTTGTTTCTCTACCAATCACACGACTGAGATACTCGGCTTGTAATCGTGCTGCCTTATCTTCATCGCCAACAAATGGCAATGAAGCAATCCCTATCTTAATGGTGGATATGATGACATCGAAAATACCAAAGATTCTTTCAATGTCTAGTAAACCAAAAGTAAAGGTTTCAAGTAGTCCACCAATGACGTTCATCAACAAGCCACCAAGACCGCCACGTTTACCGGGAGGTGCATTGAAGAAGTCCATGACTCCCTGAACCACTCCAATAATGACATTGATCGGGAAGAAGATTTTCCCGAAGAGTTTCAAGATTGGCTTAAGGAATTTGAATACAACTTTGAAAACCCTGCCAACAAGTGAGAATCCTTTGGTTACGAGACCACTAACAAAGGAAAAGACCGCTCTGATTTTTCCAAGAATACCAGTTACGATACGACCAACCTTACCCAAGAACTGGAGTGGTTTGAGAAGGAAGTTTACCACCCTTGTGAAAAAGCCTACTAGTTTTGTGAAGATATTTGCGATCCCGCCAGTGAGTGTCTTGAACCACCCGGCGTTTTTGATGCCATTGATGACATTTGTGAAGACACCCTTGATCATCCCAAAGAATCCACTACTCAAGAAAGAGAAAAGTCCAGTGACTTTACTAAAGATTCCGTCTAGACCAGTCGAGATGAGAGCGAATGCGATCAGGGCAGGGATGGCTAGTTTTTCCCGAATGAATGTCCCGAGTGAGGAGCCAGCGTTCTTGATCTTTTCCCCTACCTTGAATTGTCCCTCTGTCAGTTTGCCCAATGCACCGAGTAGTTTACCGAATCTTGATGCCTCTTTGTTGGCGGCTTCGGCGTTGTCTTCGGGGCTTGGTGCTTTGTCTGCAACGGTTCCTGAGGACTCTGCGATTTTACCCAAAAGGCTTTTCACCTCAGGCAACTCAACGCCAGCGATTTGCCCAGACTTCTCGGCGATGTCAGAGAGGTCGTCTTTGTCCGCAGTGAGAGCCGCCTGAAGTTCAGGTAGTGCCTCTGTGAAGTCCGAGCCTTCGGGTGCTGGATTAGATGGAGAGCCTGCTGGTTCTGGCATTTAACTTACCTTCTGCTAAACATATCCTTTGATGCCTCTTTCTCTTTTTCCATCTGTTCTACATGGAGGCTAAAGTATGTATTCCTTTCCCACGGTAAAAGGTTATCTATCTCAGATAGACTCATATTGACTTGGGTGGAGAGAACGTAGTTTGTCCGCATGTGAATCTCAAGATTGTCATGGGCTACGCTGATGTAAAAAAATTCTCCAAGCCCTCCGCCTCAAAGTCAAATGACTCGCCACAGTTCACACAGGTCACATTTGTTTCAGTTTTGAGTTTGGGAAATTTGTTAATAGTTTCCATGATCATCTCAACGTGCTTCAACGAAAGTGAGTCTACGAACGCGACTCTCTCCCTTTCAGTAGCCTCTGAAAAATCATAAACATTGTCTTTAGTGTAAACCTTTTCAATGAAGACCATAATAGCCTGCACGGAGTCCTTTTCAGCAATCGCAGATGCAGCCGCCGCATCTCTTAGTTTGAGAGGACACACCTTTACCCCAATGTCTTCGGTCAACATCACATCTGTCTCTGGGAGATCTGTTTCCTCAAGATTTGTACACACACCGTTTAGGTCAACGCTAACTGGAGTGGGTTTGTTACAACATTCGCACTGGGTGTTAAATTCAACAGCCTCGCCCATAGAGCGAACCCGCATATTGAGAAACAGGTACTCGAAGTCCGTGTATGTAATGTTGTTAATATTGTAATCAGAGATGATACAGTTTTTGACAATCTTCTTCAGATTCTGAATGACCATATTTGGATCGGTCGCCTCTTTCAGAATCATCATCATTCGCTCTTCTTTTACTAAGAAGGGTCTGTACCGAATCACATCTCCGCTAATCGGGAGTTTTAACTCAAACTCCGGTGTTGGTAAAACTAAGTTGTTCATAATATCTCCTCATGATTAGAACGTACTAAATGCCACTGCGGCTTCCACTCCAGATAACTTCTTCATTCTCCTACATGATAAACCAACATCAAAACGAACCAAGTCCTCTGATGCCATGTCAAAAGCAGACCCCTGAACGGATTTGATAATACAATCAAATGCAGTGTATCCTGCCAGTGGCTTTCCATTGTCATTCAAGGTGATGATTGACAGGTCACATGATGTTTGTGAACGATAAGGGATCGCACCATCCGATCCAATGCCCGTGGATACTCGCATCCAATCAACAAAAACATTCCTAATGCGATCAAACTGATCGTTAAGGAGGTTCATATTGATGTCGTTACTCAGGCTATACTGATACGGTGCTTGGTAATCAAAACCACCGGGACCCTTGACATCAGTGGTGAACACCGTTTGGTCAGGAACCTTGATTGATTGCACTCTAGTTGACATCACATCGGCAAAGTTACGTCGTGTGAATCCATTGAACTGTAACGATGTGTTAAATCCTCTAGACAGGCGAGAAAAAGACACAGCGAACCTATTGACTCTTTGGAATCTTCTATTGCTCAGTGATGAGACAAAGTTATTGATTGAGTTGAATTCTAGGCGTGGCATATGATTATGTATCTTCCCTTCTTAGAACTTTTCTAATGTAATCTTTGTACACGATTGATTCTCTGGTGCGAGACCACAACTTACTTAGATCCTCTGATGTTTTTCCAAGAAATATATCTCTCCACAGTTCGGGCGAGAACTGAACTGCCACGTTGCTGGCTCTGGTTTTGAGGTACTTACGAACCGCAGGTTTTACATATACTCCAAATGCAGTTCCCGCCAGCCGATTGTATTTCAGCATAGTCCTTGAATCTGCGTTTGTGTTTGTTTTGTTGTTGATCTCTGCTAGGTATCTGTCGAGAACCAACTTTCTGATCCTCGGGGGCATGTAAAAAAGATTGATTCCTGTTAGATACTTCGCGTCACTCTCCACCACGATTGAAACTGGAAACCTGTGGTGGTAGCGTAGGGTATTATCAAGATACCCTTTGGGTCGGGTGTATGTGAACATGATAGCCCTTCCGAAATCAAGGGTGGTGGTCACGGATCTCAATGCTCTTTGCTTGATACCCAACTGTGCCTGCTTCGATTCATCAAGACGCTCTCCGAAAGCGGACACGATGTCAGACACAAAACTGATCTCACGATCTTTCTTTGGGTTATCATCTCTTGCCATAGATTTCCCTTTCGGTGAGGATCTTGAATTCCCAACCCTGCTTATCACATACCTTTTCGGCTGCTTCCCACTTTGCCTTGTTGATCAGGTAGCGATTAGCCTCATTGATAAAACCTCTCGACATTCTTTTAGGTTTCTTTGGAACCCTCGTTTGCTTGAGGGGTTTCACTTCGATTAGTATGGTTTCAATTTCACCTTTCCTGTTTTTCAATTCAACAAGGAAGTCTGGGTAATACCGATGCCTCTTTTTATCCACGGGTGATACATAAGGTATGGCAATCTCTTCGGATGCCCAACGTATGATGCTTGGGTTTTCGTCGAACATCAACATGCACTTTCGCTCCCACAAGGAACGATATTGAATCTTGGTAGGGTCACCAATGTATTTGGATTGGTTCTTTGGTTGAAACTTTCCACGGTACGCCATACATAGTATTTAGGAGACACCATGTCAGAAATACCACCACCAGAAACTCAAGACGGACTTGGAGCAGGGATTGATCCTTCTGCTGCCGAGGCTCTCGCCGAGGGACCAGTGATCGATGAAGATACACTCGACTTCGATGGCGGCGGCGGTCCCGACCCGGTAGAAAACCCATTGGGGGGTGAGAGTGTGGGTTCTCAACAATTTGCTGCTGGGGTGGATGGAACAAATCCATTTCAGCCGCAACCTGATCTTACCCAACAACAAACAGATACTGGCAGTGATGATCCCGATGGTTTAAATCAAAACCGTGCCGTCGATGAAGGTGAAGCAGACAAAGAGGCTGGTAACCAAAAGAAGGAAGACTCAGA